ATCGAACGGCTTTTTCAGGGAAAAACAAAGGGTTGTGCCGTTTAAAGTCAGGTTCGAGAACACGCAATTCAGGATCACGCGTTTTTGCTCAGTGTTCGAACCTAAGAATAAATCCTTGGCTCTAGCAGCAAGGGTAATAATTGAGATCAGCGCGTCTTTGAAATTATCGTCGCCCGTCCGATGGCTTTCGATATCAGAGGAAATCTTGGCCAGCTTAGCGCGCAACGTCGCGCGCTTATGCTCGTATTCATCCCGTTCGAGGGCTCCATCGAGCAGTAAATCCATGAGCGCATCACTGCGGCTTTGCAACTGGTTCTGCTCTTTCTGCAACTCGATTATGCTGCGACGCAGAAAGTCACGTTCCGTATAGTCGGTCTGGCGTATGTAGCCTTTAACTTTTTCAAGCAACTCCGGCTCCATCTGCAGGTGGCCGAGGATAGTCACTATCTGATCAAGAACCTTTTCTTCCCTCACCCAAATCTTTTTGCTCGGCTCCTTGGGATCGTAACCAATAAGATATGTCCACTCGCCAGTTTCGCCGTTGATATAAGTTTTCTTCTGCGTTGAGGCTGTGATCATTTTGCCTGTGGTGGCACAGGTAATCAGGCCCCGGAATACAAAATCCTTGCCACCCCACTTGAATGGCTTTTTATTCCAGCCATGCAAGACGGCCTGACAGGCGTCCCATAAATCGCGGCTGATTAACGGCTCATAGCGATGCGGATATATTTTATCCTTGATCCGCATCTCACCGTAATAGAAAGGATTGGTGATGAGCTTGTGAAGATGCGATGGCACCAGATGCTTCTTCAATCGCGTGCGGTTGATGAGGCCCCATTCCTTGGTCTTGGCCAGCATTTCACCCAAGGTATAAAGGCCGGAGGAATATTCCTCGAATAGCTTGCGGATCAAGGCGGCGCGGGATTCGTCAATGACGATGTTCGCCCGGCCTCGTTCATCACGAATATTCATATACCCCAGTGGTGCAAGGCCGGTGAATTCGCCGTTTCTAATTTTCTGATCGATGGCGCGTTTGACGTTATCACGCAAACTGTCGACGTAGGACTGGGCCATGATCACACCCATCGACCACATCATGCGCTCCTGGCTCGCGCTTTCGCGGTGGATGACGTAATTTTCGGTGTTGAAATGCAATTCGATCTTGCCTTGGCAAATTAGATTGTCGAGCAGAGGAAATTCCTTGAAGGAACGTTGCACACGGTCGACTTTGTCGGCGACAATGGCGACCGGTTGTTTGATGCGCTCGACAAAGCGGATCATTTCTTTGAACTTCTTGCGTTCACCGACGGTCGAGCTTTCGACGATCTCGAAAACGCGCGCCACTTCGAGGTCGCGCCGTTCGCAATAAAGATTAAGCCGATGACGTTGCGCGTCGATGGAATAGCCTTCTTCCTGTTCCTTCGTGCTGACGCGCAGTAGGATGACCGCAACTTTGGCGTTGGCGGATGGCCTGCGGAATTCAACGATATTGTTTAGAGGCTTTGTCATCGATTTGCCTTTGTTTGTCTTTCAACCGTTGTTCCCGATCGATATCCATAAGAACCCTGAAAAACGTCACCAGATTATGCGCGGCAGCTTCCGCTTCCGTGGGTGGCAGCGGTTCCGGGTACAGCGCCTGTACCCCGTCCACAAGCTCACGCCAAGCCGCTTCCCGCTTAGGATTGCTTCCGTTTTCAATGAAGTCAACGATCGGGCGCACCTCCGCCGATGCCCGACCGCGCTGACATGGAACGTCGCGTTCAGGCATGGCATAAACCCCTGTTTTATTGTGTATTTTCGGTAAAAATAGGTTGTGTACTATTGGCCTGTGTGGGCCAAAAGCCACAGATCGGTGTGGGAGTAGCAGCGAAATAAAGCGCGGGGATTTATCCCTCAAAAATCTTCTGACAAGGGGACAACAACTAAAAAACTGGGAGGTGGACTTATGTTTTCTCCGGTCGCCAAAGATCAAGTTGCTTGCCGCCTCTGAGATACTCCTCGAACGGATCGATGGTGTCGTTCGGCTCTTCCATGCGGATGCGCGTGCGGGACGACGGCGTGAGTCCAAATTCGCTCTCGATCTGCGCCATCTGGTTCATGCATCTGTTGGCCACCGCCAGAAATGGATTCTGAATGACGAAATCGGCGTTGGTCTTGACCACAAGGCCACGTTTCTTGATTTCGGCTTCGGCATCGATCCAGCGGCACCATGCAGTGGCGTAACGGGCAAGTGCTCCGGCATCGAGTTCGGTCATGACGCCACGGCGCACCAGCATCTCCGCCATAGAGACAAATTTGGCTCTCTCCTGTTCGTTGAGATGCGGCGGCGGTTCCGGCACGGCGAGCGGCGGCTTCGGCTCGTTCGGATTCAAACGGTGTGGGCGCGCGGTGCCTTTGACTAGCTTGATATGCGTTGGCAACGGTGGTCTTCCCATCATGATTAGACTCCCCCCTCTCGACTTTTGGCCACGGATGCGTAACACCCCAAACCGGTCGCATCATTGAATTGGTTGTGGAATTAAACCCCACCGGTCATGGACGCGGTTGTGACACCCGCGATGAATTGCATGAAAGTTGGCAGGATGGTAGGCGCCTCCGTGTCGCTTCTCGACGAGGCGACCAGTCATGCGGTTCTGCACTGACCATAGACGGCAGATGCCGTTGGCACCGGTGATCGCTATGCAACCATGTTCCTGTCATGTATCCGGTGAATCTGGTTTGCTTGATCAACGATCACTTTCTTCCTGCCGAGCAATTCACTTGCCCGCATGCGCCTGCAGCAGATCGCTGGGCGCAAGGCAACCGGCGTCGTTTGGCTTCGGCCCCCATTCGGGCATCCATAATCCGCTGGATGAAAACCCCGCGAGCCGCTGTACCCACGGTACTTCGCCGCTCTGATTTTCGACGGGGGATTTAGGGGGTATTCGTTGGTGATGGTGATGGAGCTGCGGCTGGAGTCCGGGCCTGTCGTTAAGGCGGGGGTTATCCTTGAGCAAATTTTTTTGGTCGTTTCGGAGGTTAGGATTGCCGCCCTTCCTGCCGTTTTTCTGCGCCACCCGTTTTTTCTTTTCATGCTGTACAAGATAGGGAATGTACAGCCTTCCTTTCGCATCGCGTCCGATCGCCCGTATGTGCTCAAGCTCTTGCACCGCAGACAGCAATAATCCCTCGTCTGACAGGCATGTCATCGCTGAGATGCTGGCCAGATTATAGGGGCTGTCTCCGTCAGCAAGATAGCCATAGGGTTTGCACTCGGAAGCGAGGCAAAGAAGCCGGTAATAGATGCCAAGACGCAGCGTGTCGCCCGTCCAGAGTCGGGAATTGAGTTTCAGGTCTTTCACGAAGGTCGGAAAGGATGGGTTGCTCTGGTTCATGGGACAGTCTCGTTTTCATCGAAGAAATGGCAACGCCAGCCCTGATACTGCAGCGGCACGATGCCGGTTTCGCCTTGCCGGTGCTTGGCGATGATCAGTTCGCCGCGGCCCCGCGATCTTTCGACTTGTGCGCTCCAGCGCCGGTAACGCTCGTCGAATTTATCGTCGGCCTCATTGACCTGGCGATGCGGTTCGGCGCGGAGAAGGTAATATTCATGGCGATAGATAAACATCACGACATCAGAATCCTGCTCGACCGCACCGCTGTCGCGCAGATCGGCCAGCGTCGGGCGCTTGTCATCGCGCAATTCGACCTGCCGGTTCAGCTGCGCCAGCAACAGAACGGGAATTTTCAGCTCTTTGGCGAGAGCTTTGAGGCCGGTGGTGATTTCCTCGATCTGATAATTGCGGTTCATGTTCGCATCTGCCGGAGCCATCAGCCCTAGATAATCGATCACCAGCATGTCGAGGCCAAAACGGCGCTTTTGCCGGATGGCGCGGCTGCGAATCTGGCTCAATTTAAGGCGCGAACCGTCATCGATATAAAGTGGCCATTGGCTGATCTCACTTTGCACCTGATAGATTTTATTGAATTCTTCCATCGAGACCTGTGCGCGCTGGCGGTTGGCCGGAATGCCGGTCAAACGCGCAATCATGCGCGCGACGATGTCGGTGCGCTCCATCTCCAGTGAATGAAACACCACGTGCGCGCCGGATATGACGGCATTGACAGCCAGCGTCAGGCCGATGGCGGTTTTGCCCATGCTCGGCCTTC